GCAGATCGGCGGGGATGCTGGCGCCGTCTGATTGGCGCAGGATCGAGGCGGTGGAGGTGAGTTGGTAGGACATGGGTTTAAATTAGAGACGGGCGGTGAATGTCATATTTTGGGTGGCGCCCGTAGTTTGCGTAGCCAACACGCCATCTACACTATTGTTCAAGGTGCCAAAACCTGCACCACCGCCAGCGATTGTGGGGGCGACAAACATGGTGGATTTAAAGAATATATCTATCCCTTTGCCTACGCTTGCTGGAACAAAGCACGTTAATTTTCCGTAGTACCGCTGCGCCAGCGCCAGCTCCAACCCCACGGGCCGCTCCTCAAACGGCGTCTGCGCACCTTGTGCCAACTGCACAGCGCCAAGGTCGAGGGTGGCGTTTTGGGCGAGCGTTCCCTCGCTCCAGATAAACACGATCAGGTTGTTCGCCGAGCTGCTGATGGTCGCGCTGGCCAGCAGGTCGGTCCAGGTGTTCGCGGCGGGGGTTACGCTGCCCGTTGCGGCGATGGTCGTCGTCGTGGCAATGAAGAAGTTGCCCGGCGTGAAGGTGCCGCTCGTCCATGAACTGACCACGTCCTTGGTGATCGCGTCGGCGGTGCCGGTCCACTCGATGACGGCCCAGCGGATCGCTTGCGATGATGAGCAGCGCACGCGGGCGCGGAGGGCGACGGTCTGGCCGCGCAGATCGCGGCAGTTGATGCTTTCGATGGGTTGCGCCGAGCCCATGCGCTTGGCGGTCACGTCCGGCTGGGTCATGCGCAGGTTCGTGGGCTGGCCGTTTTCTTGGTCGGTCTGCTGGGCGATGGTGACGCTGCCTGACTCGGTAAGGACATAATGTTGATCGAGGTGATAGGCTCCGTCGGCGGCGGTAGTCAGGCCCGCTTGATTGATGTTGAAAGCGCCGTTAATCAGGCGGTTTTTCATACCTCGGCAGTCGGCAAGTGCCGCGCCGTTGGTGCGCAGCTCGTTGAGGAGCGTATCGAATGCAGTTTTGAACTGCGCTTGGGTAATGGGTCCGGTGTAATTACTGTTGGCTGCGATCGTGAGTGGCATGGTTTTAGTTGGTTAAAAAGTGGGTCAGTAGCCGACGATGTCGGCGTCGATGGTTCCGGCCGTCGCGGCTCCAGCAGAGGTAAGGCATTCCAAAAGGGGTCCGGTCTTGAGCTTGTCCACGACGCGGACCACGGCGGCTGTTCCGCCGCCCGCCACCGTTGCCTGCACGGTTTTAATCACGGTGTAAGTCTTTGTCGTGGTGAGCCGACTGCCACCGCTGAGGAGCGCCACCGCCGACAGGCTCTCTTTAATGTCGGGGGCATCGACAACCAGTTTGAATGTGCTGACGAGGCCCTGCGTTGCGCCTTCGTTGATCGTGACTCGAAAATCATAGATCGAGTTGCCGGTGAGCGATACCACGCCGGGCCAACGTGCCCACGCGGGACTGTCCCAGAAAGCCGAGGTGTCGCTCGTCCACATCGCCGCCCCGGTATCCACTGCCCACATGAGCGCGGCGGAGTTTTCCCGGTACTCAATAATCACGCCGTCGCCAGTGATCGCGGCGTCGAGGGTCAGAGTCGAACCCGCCAAGACCGACGTCGTGGTGATGCTGTCGAGGTAGCTGAGCGCGGAGTAGGTCAGCGCAGGCCACATGGCGGCGGCGCTGTCGGCTGCCCACATGGGCGTCGTGTCGTCCACGGCCCACATGGTCGTGATCGAGTCGGCAGTGAGGATGCCGCCGGAGACGGTCGCGCCGGTGATCGTGCCGGGGAATCCCGCTGCCTTACGGTCAAAAGTTTCGACGATATTGGCCGTCGAGGACACCGATTGCTTGAGCGTGCACGCGGTGGCGGTCAGCGACTCGGCGCCGGTCACGTCAACCGCCTTGATGAGCACCGTGATCGCGCCATGGGACGGCAGCGGGTTTTTGAGCGGGCCGTTGGTAACAATTCCCGAGGTCAGATCAATCGCATCGCTCCATTCCGTGCGGGTGCCGAACTGGAATTTAAGCCGGTAGCCGACAACGGTCGTATCCGTGGAGGCGGGCCAGCTAAACGAGGTGCCGTCATAGGAGAGCGAGGCCACAGCAGCCGGTGCACCGGGGCGCAGTCGCCACGGCAGGTCGGGGCAGAGCGCGGCGTCATCGAGCGCGGCCTCGGTGCCACCGAAGCCGATCGCCTGGATGCGCAGCGTAACCGTCGCCCCAGCTGCGGCGAGCGCGGGCAGGCGGCTGTGGCGGTAGGTGATGAGGTCTTCGTAACGAATCAGCCAGCACTCGTCGGCAGCGGCGAAGGAGGCCGCCACCGTGCCACCTCGGGCGCGGCGCACCTTGGCGTACCATTGGCCCGAGACGAGGCGTAGGGCGCGCACCGAGAGGATTTCGACGGTGTTGGGGTTATCGGCGCGGATGATCCACAGCAGCAGCGTGTCGTCGCGGACCTCGTCCTCGGTCAGCGCGGTCGTGACGCGGGCCAAGTCGCCCGTGGTCGTGTCGGCATCAATGGCGATGCGGAGGGTTTCGCTGTTGTCGTCAGGCGTGCCGAGGTTTGAGGCGTAGGCTTGAGTCAGCGTGCCGCGCACGGCGAAGGTGCCCTGCGTGCCGAGCTCTTGCAGCTGGGTCGCATCGTCGCTGCGGTAAAACAGATTGAAGCCCAGCGTTGCGGCCACGCGGCGGGCGACGAGCGGGACAAGCAGGTAGCTTTCGCCAAAGAGATTCGCAGGCGGCATCGCGAAATAATAACGCGGCAGGCGTTCTACGCCGTTGCCCGAGGTGATGATGCTTACGCCTGCCACTACGGGAACCGGCGTTGCCGTGATCCCTCGCTCGGCTTCAATCTTGAGGGTTACGCGCTCACTGGGCGGTGCGGCTACGGTGCTTTCGATCACACGGCAGATCAGATCCACGCCGAGCAGGTCGTGGGTGAACTTCAGGATCTTGCCGGTCGGGTAGGCCACGCCTTTGGGGGCTCGCACCACGAGCGTGGCAGTGAAGCCCGGCTCGGCTGAGAGTTTTAGAAACTCGCTGGCGAGGCTGGCGATTTGGGCGCGGCGTGTGATAAAGGGGCGCTCGAAATTGGACTGGCGTGGCTCGCCCGTAAGTTGGCGATTGTAGCCGGAATTGATCGTAAACGCGCTGTCCTTAAAGGCGTTCTCCGCGTCTTGAAATTTGACTGCCAGCTCGTTGATGGTTTTCGACCAGCCATCCGAATTGATCGCGGGCTCATCGAGAAGGTCATCGGCGGTGAGAGTGTTCGATGAATTGAAGGTGGGCGCGGCCTCGCCATGGAGGAAGCGGCCGGCCACGATCTTGGCGGCGGTGTCAGCACGAAACCAGCCATCGAAATACCCACGCAAATCGTCGACGAGCGAGCGAGCCGAGGCGGGGCGGTCAAAGACGGGGCTGATGTAGGTCGTCGAAGAACGGGCCAGCAGCGCGTCGGCGGTCGCCTGCCATGAGGTCGCATCGAAGTCGGTGGCCGGCAGGCCAAGGCCGAACACGGGGTGCGTCAGAAGTTCGGCCAATACAGCCAGCGGGTTTGCTTGCCCATCGGCGTCGAGCAGCGCCGCGGTGCCAGTGACGATGCTTTGAACCGGCGTGCGGCGGACAATGCACTCGACGGAGGGGGCCGAGACCTTTTCGCGGCCAAAGAGAAACTTTTTGAGGCTGAGCACCGCCTGGCGGCGGTACGGGGGATGTCCGACGGCGGCCAAGTTGGCCTCGCCCGAGGTGTCGAGGGTCTGCGTGTCGGTGCCCCAGTAGAGCCAGGCTGATCCGTACCCGGTGACCGTGAGCTGGACCGGGTTGGGCTGGCCAGCACGGTCGAGGCCGTCGCCGGTTTCAGGCCAGACCTTTTTACCGTCCACGATGATCGCGACGAGGCGGTCAATGGGGCCCGAGCAAATGATGCCTGCCGCGTCGCCGTAGTAGTCGTTCATCCCACCGCCTGCCCCACCGCCGCCTTTTGATGATGAGCCTCCCATGGTTACTTTTTGCCGGGCCGTTGAGTCGGCGCGGGTTTGGTAAATTGGTTCGTGGCGGGCGTGATCCAGCGCAGCGCCACCTTGTTGGTCCCCATGACGAGCGGGATGGCAATCGCCTGCTGGTTGGTCGCGACCTCGTTTTGCTGGACGTTGCCCGTGTCAGGCGTGGGGCTTGGCTTTTTGGATCCGCCGAAGCTCATAGGATGGGCCGCCAAGTGGCAGCGTGACGGCTTGACCAGGTCGAATCGAGGCGCGGGGTGATGACGACGCCTAGGTGATTAATCGCGTGCACGATTTGATCACAGGGAAGCAGAATCGCGAGATGGTGCAGGGTGCCGCCGAGATTGAAGCCGAGCAGATCGCCGGGTTCGAGCTGGGAGCTGGGAGCTAGGAGCTGGAAGCTCGGACAAGCATTCAGCCAGGGGGTCATGATCGACGCCGCACCGCTGCGGGCGTGTCCGGGCGGGCCGTGGGGAACTTCGCCGAGATCGAGGCCGGCCGACTTGTAGAGGGCGGCAACCAGCAGGTGACAGCACACGCCACCACGGGGGCCGCGCTCGCACGAGTTGGCCACAAACGGCGTCTCTAGCCACAGGTAGGCGTTGGCGGTGAGGGCGTCGATGTTGAGGGCTGGGTTTCTCACGGGCGGATTAAGCGCCAGGCGGCGGAGGGAATGCGGGCGAGATGGGCGAAAACGAGACCGAGCTGGTAGCGCGCCAGCCGCCCATGAGCGGCAGCACAGGCCAAGTGAAGCTCGATCTCTTTCATGGGGCTAAAAGTGTCCGGCGAGGGCGTGTGGTGCATGGCGCAAAAGGGCGGGCGGGGGTTACTTTTTGCCTCCGCTTCCGGCGTCGGAGGAGAGCTTGAACAGGCTGGGGTTGCCAGTTGGGACGAAGGGATGGCCGCCGAAGTTGAGGAAGTTGTTAAAGGTGGTAGCGCAGGTCTCTTTGCGGCCATCGCAGCCGGGATAGATGACGATGGCCGTGCCGTTGCTCGGGAAGGGCGACGGATCGCCGGACAGCGTGAGCACGCAGGCTCCGCCCGAAACGGCGGTGCTGGCGAGGATGGCGCGGCGGGTCAGCGAGGCCCCGCCGCCGATCTCGATCCAGCCACCCACAAACACATCGGCGGCGGTGAGCACTGCCCCACCTGCGCGGGCGATGCTGCCGATCGTGAACGTGTAGGGATAACCGGCAGTGCCCACCGCGGTGAGCGTGGCGGTGTGGGCAAACGCCGATGCCGAAAGCCCGCAGCCCACTGAGAACAGGCCGTGGTTGCAGCCGGGTTGCAGGTAGAATCTCGGGGCTTTGCGGTCGAAGGCTGAACCGAGGGCAACCGCTTTGGCGGATAATCGCTTGGCCTTGATCGCGGCGGTGGAGACTTCGCCCGACCAGGCGGTCGTGGCGTTGCCCGCCGTGCCGGCGCCAGTGATCTCCGCCCGGCGCACGGTGAGCATGAGCGGCACCTCGCAGCGCAGTAGGGCGACATCGAGTACAAAGGGGATTTCGAGGCCGTCGCAGTCGATGCTCAGCTCGTCACGATCCAAGGCGAGGCCGGTCTTGATGTCGCCGTGGGTGAGCTTTTTCGCGGTGTAGGTGTTGCCGCCGTAGGTCAGGTCGCGCTCGTAGGAGGTGTAGCGCGAAACCACCGTGGCACCGGGAAAGGTCTTGGTAAACTCGTAGAGCCAGGCGCGGGGCGTGAGGTTGCCCAAAGTGGTGCCGAGGGTTTCACCAGCAGGAAGTGCCAGCTCGGGGGGCAGCTCGCGCACGCGGAAGGAGGCCGTAGCGAGGCGATCGGTGATCCATTCCAGCTCAAGTTTCGGGCTGTCGAAGCGGGCGAGGAGCAGCGGCACAAGCGAGGTCGTGGCGGCGGGGGA